GTTTAAATAAAATAATTACTTTATCCAAAAAACAACAATCTGGTTTTGTTCCTTACAAAGTTTATCAATTAGCAGGTTCTTACACTGAAGATTATTTACAAAAAATGAATTCTAAAATTAGACGTTATGATAATTTATTTGGTGGTTTTAAAAAGGTCACAAAAGAAATAACTGGATCTATGGAAGATCTTGATACTTTATTAAGAACAGATCTTCAAGAACAAATACAAAATTCTCTTAATAAAAGATATTATAAAAACTACAAAACCACAAATCAAACAGGAGGTAGTGGTTCTAAACTCGTAAAACAATTTTGGGAAGCATATAAAAAAGCTCATCAAGCTGATAGAGATGTATTTAATAGTTTAGCAAATTTTATGTATAGAGAAGCAACAACAAAAAAAGAAGAAGCAGTACAGGCTGAAGTTAAGTCCGCCGGACCATCACCTTTTAATTCAGTAAAAGATTTTGATATGTCTACCGATGGTAAAGAAATACGTGTAAATTTACTAAAGAGTTCTGCACAATTCGCAAGAGATGAAAGAGATGCAAGTGCCATACGACTACCCTTAGTAATTGATATGATACCTACAAATGATAATTTTAGAAAATTAGCTGCTAGGTATTTTACTGACAAAACTCTTGATTCTTTTAGTGAACTTAGTCGATTATTACAAAATGGCGGTGATACTTCTGCAACCGATGACAATATACCAACAAGTCCTGACGCTCTTGATAGCGTTTTTTCATGCGATGGTAAAATCCTTGAAAAAATAAAGAAGAATGAAGTAAGTGTAGATGATGTTGTTTATGATTTTTCAACTAATTATGATAGAAGAAATGCATTACAACAAAATAAATGGAAACTTAGAGATGACGGTAGTTTTCAAAAGAAGAATGCTGATGGAACATTTGAAACTTTTGATCCATCTGAACCTAAGTACAGAGAATATTTTAAATCAGCTGAAAAATGTTTTAATTCATATTTATCAATTGATGGAGATGAATGTTGTGATGTTATTGAAAAATTAATTGAAGGCAATGGTGAAGATTTTATGAAGAAAATAGCAAAAGAAGATATAAAAATTGGTGCATTAGATGAAAGTTTTAGTAAACAAAATCCTTATACTATCAGACAAGTTCTAAGAAGTTTTAAATTCCCAGAATTAGCTGTATGGGATCCATTTGTCAAAGGAAAATTAAAAAAATATCCTAACTTTACTTATTGGGTTAAAAATGTTCTTCCTAATGAAAATTTATCATCTGATGAAAGAAAAGCACTTGCTGAAAATACTAATCTAAGAAATATATTAAATATGTGTGTTTCTTTTGTTAATCACAATGTTCAAATATTAAATCCCAATGTTCAACCTTTTGAAGGAACTAATATGGAAAATAAAATGTTAGCAGACCGTGGTGTTCATCGTTATAGAGTAGAACCAAATCAAAAACCAAAAGTAGCTTGGGATTCATCTATTAAACATTTATTACGTGCTGTAACAGCTCAACAAACACCATATTCAATGTTTTCATCTCCATTAATCACTTCAGGTCTTCAATTTGGATTAGTAGGAGGTGGTAATGATCCAAAAACTGGTGTTGTATTAAATGAGGTAGAAGTTGTTCCTCAATTTGCAACAAATATTGCTGAAGATATTAAACATCTTTTAAACAATTTAAAATCTACCAATAAAACACTTAGATCTTCTGAAATTGAAAAAATTAATAAAGAATTAAATGAATTTCAAGCATTAGAAATTGAACTTTACAAAAAAATATTAACTATTAATAAGTATATTAAAATTGCTTACTTAATGAATGATAATAACAATGAATATGTTTCTTTAGATAAGATTCGTCAAGAAATAGCTAACTACACTGATTACTTTAAAGATTATTCTGCTAAAGATTTAGAATTAAAGAATATTGGTTCTTTCTTAAGACAATACAGCAAAGATCATTTATAAATTATTACTAAATACAAGACCACATACTCCATGATATATTCTTAATACATTATGTGTGACAAAGTAAGACTTAAATATAAAATTATTATAATTTCTATCTACAATATTAAAACTTTGATTTATACTTATATTATTAAATAATGACATATTTATTGAACCTGACGGTTGTGATGGTGTTATTGGATATAATGAATATGTATAAATTCCAAAACCATCTGTTTTAAATGTTCTTGGAAAATATAAAAATGGCATTAATCTAGAATAAAATTTCATATCAAAAATTTGATTATTCTGATTTGAATTTAATATTATATTGGCTTCTTTAATTAATGGTTCGCCAATTATTTCATTTCCTAAATTTCTTATAAATGTTGTCTTGTAATTAAAAAAATCATTTACATTTGGATTTGTATAATAACTTAATTGACCCATAAATACCATCCATTTACATGGATTAACTACTTCTAAATTTATTTTATTATTTAGATTTTTCAGTATTTTATTACCTGAAAAATATACCTGTTCTATTATATATTCATGTCTATTATTAAAGAATTTAGTTCTTTCTTCTTTATCTAAATATATATAATCAATTAATAAATAAGCATTCCTAATAGATAAATCTAATGTTGATATAAAATATGGTTTTTCTATTGATATAAATCTAAATGAAGAATTGTTAACTGCCTCTGGATAATATATTGTTTTACTATCCATACCATATATGAAATTTCTTACATAATTCTCTATCGGCTGATTTAATAAATTTCCTAAAATTGTTGATGTAGAGTAATTACTGTAATAAGTTGATGTTGTTGATATAAACGGAATATCTGATATCTTTCTGTAATATAATTTATATACTATTTCAGAACCATTTATTTTATATGGTTCTATTGAATCATATATTCCCCATGAATATCCTAATTCTGATACCTGTAATATGGGTTCATCTTTAATTCCATTGCCTAAATATGCTGATACATATATGTAATTTGTTGGTGAAAATATAGCACAACTATCAAAACTATTTAATTCTACCGTACATCTTATTAAATTATATTCTATTGATAACATCGGTAATGCAGAACCAGCATATTTACAAAACCAAAAATGTAATGGTATGTATAATACTCTACTTGGTATATTACTTGTATAAATTGTCTTTAATAAATATACTTCAGGTACATTCCCTGTTAATTCATCAATATTATTATTAAAATTTGTTATATTTAACTCATTTAATACATTCATCCATTCACCCCATTGTCTATCTATTACAGTTCCTCCAATATCTATTTCTATATAATTTACAAGTGCATATGCTATCTTTCTAGCCCACGCAAATCTTATTCTTTTATCAACTATGTTATTTATATCATATAATATAGGTATATTTGGTAATTCTATAACTAACCACATCTTATGTATTAAATCTCCTATCTTACTCAATTCAATTGAAAACTTTTTACCAAAATCTAAATTACTATTAAAATTCTGTTCTATCGTTTCTATTGAAAAGTTTGTATATCTTCTATAAATTATTTTAAAAAATGTAATCTGTGGATCATCATTTAAAAACATATTCTCTTCTCCATATGCTACTAATTGTACCTCTCCACCTGGCATAAATAATTATTGGTATATATATTTATTTAAATAATATTAAATTATAAAGAACAAATAAAAAGAAAATATTAAAATGATTATATCATATAAATTTGAGTAAAACGAACTGAGCGACTGCGAAATAACACTTTAGTGTTATTATTGACTCTTTATAAATCTCTTATATAATAATCCTGATAATCCTGATTGATATCTTAATATATTGTAATTTAAAGTATGTAAATTTAAATTCCAATCTATACTCTCTATCGTCCAAAAATTACTAATTCTATTTATAACTTCAACCAATAATTTATTATTTATTGCTATCTCTATCGTAAATTTATCTAGTTTATATAAATTTACTGCTCCACTTGGTTGAATGTTATTCGGTTCATATGAAAAACTATATGTGTTGATTTTATCTTCATTTGCTCTGGTACAATATTTATATTTATTTAATGTTGTTGTTATCTTATTAAAATCTCTCTTATCTATTATTTTAATTCCATCTCTTCTAGCATCATCAAAATATATTACTGTTGATAATATTAATTCATTCACATTTATAATATTATTTATTTGTATATTATTTACATAAAGATTTAGTTCCCAATATAATTGATAACATAAATTAGTCATCTCATTAAATTCAAAATTTAAATATATTATATCATCATTACTATTATAAGTATTATTTATATTAAAAGTATTATTATTTGGTTCGTATTTTTTAGATGCCAAAAAATTATAATGTGTATTTATTAAATTATCTATCCTCTTTTCTGTTAAACTCTTTCTCTCATCTTTTTCTACATATATGTAATCTACTAATAATGATAATTCTAACCCCTTCTCAATTACCATTGGACCATAATATGATTTTATTATATTATCACTGTTTATTTTAACTTTTATATATTTATTTACATACATTGATGATATTAATGATAATGATTTAGATATCTCTTTGTAAAAAAAGTATATTGGTATATAAAAATCTTTAGTGTAATTTAATATATAATCTCGTGTTCCATATAATATATAATCTTGGTCTCTACCATAAAATTCATTAAGTGTCTTGATTTTATTTATATTCTCAATAAAGCTATAATATAATAATAACATATCTTTACTTAATGTATCTATCAATTCATCATTAAAATATAGTTCTATCTTATCAATAATCTTTAATATACCATCGTTATTTACAAATCCTTTAGTTCTATTTCGTATTTTACTTATATAATCTTTTTGTATATTAACTAAATCATCAGGTATGATACTCTTTAAATATAATATTAATATTGATTGATTAACATCAAATACTTTATCTAATAAATGTTTAAAAATTATTATCTTATTATTTTTAATATTTTTTCTATAAAAATTATCAATATTAAATAAATTATCAACTCTATATTCATCTAAACCATTATAGGTTTTATTTATAAAATTATTTATATTCGTTATAACAGTATCATCTGTTTTACTTAAATTATTACTAATAATCGTATTAAAAAAATTATAACATAATTCTATTAATTCACTATTATTATAATAATTTTCAATTAATACATTTAATCTTCTAAAAAATATTTCCGTTTCTATATATTCAGTCGTCATTGTTTGATTTTCATAATATATTAAAATCTTTTTATATATTAAATTGCATAAATATAATACTATATTGTCAATATCATCTATTATTGTATTACCATAATTATAAAAATATATCAACATAAAAATATTGTAAAATAATACTACTAACATCTGAAAATTTATCTTGTATAAATCATTTGAAAAATTAGTATAAATTAGTGTAAATATATTTATATTTGTATTCTTATCATAATTATTATCTTCTGTAAAAAAATCTGTAAATACATTTATTGATAAATTACTGTCTATATTATTATTATAACCACCGTATAATTCCTTGAATTTTTCTAAATATACATTAATCATTCTGATTATTATATTAATTGTATTTTTAATTAATGTTTGGTCTGATAACTCTAATTCTGTATAATATGTTAATAAATTATCCTTATTTAATAAATTTAATATGAAATTACCAAAGAAACTTATATTTATATTTGGAGCTGTTTGATATAAATTATTTATGTAAATTATATTAAATATATTATTATAATCATAATCAGCTACTATATTATTAAAATTATTTATTCCATAATCTTTTGTTAATTTAATACTACTATTTAATATATCCTTGTTGTAATTTAATATATTATATTGTTTTACATAATTAGAATATTCTATGTTAATTAAAATATCATTTGTTAAATTAATTACAGATATTTTTCTATTCTCATATATAATATTATAAGAATTAGTTATAACACTTGTTAATAATAAATAATATACTTCATCTTTTATAAAATTAGTCATTTCTAATAAAATAAAAATATTATACAAAATTAATAAATTATTGTTAATTTGTCTAAATGTATTATTATTTTCTATAGTTTTATCTATCATTTTCATAAAATAAAAATTTAAAAATGTTAGTTTTAATTCTAATAAATCATTATTTATTGTGTTATCATATGTTTTTATAACTAAACCATAAAAATTATCATTTTGTAGTTTATATAATAATGTTGTTATTTCTAAAGCATAATTTTCTTTATTATTTTCTTTAAAATATTCTTCAAGTGATTTGTATAATATTTCATTAATAAATATATCATTCTTGGATATTATATATATTAAATAATTACTAATAGTATAACTTATTTCGTAAAATGATAAAATCTTCTTTTCATCATTATAAGTTGTAAAATATTTATTCTTAAAATTATTCACATAAATTAAATTTAAATAATATTCATAATTATAATCTTCATATAATATCATCGTTTCAATGCTCTTGGACAATAAATTTAATAAATCCTGATATTCTACAATTTCTATCAAATAACCTAATTTTTCAGTATATATATAATTATTAATATTGTCTTTTGATATAATGTATTGATTTACTGTATCAAATATTATATTTATATTATCATCTATTATAATACCATAATTTTCTGTTTTATTTAAAAATTCAATAACTAATTCAAATTGTATAATTAACTTTGTTAATAAATTATAATTATTACTATAAACAAAATTAACATTATAAATACTACTTATCTGACTAATAAAATCTACATATTCTAATTGAACAGTATTAATATCGTAATCTTTATACAATACTTTAAACAATTGATAAAAATACATTTCATTTACTAATAATAATAAACTTTCTAAATTAGATGAATTATTATTATTAATTAATATTGTTTCAAAATATTTATATAATGAATATACATTCAAATATTTATTATTATCATACACATAAACATTCTTATATGATAGATATAATTGAATTATTTCAGTAAATATTGGTATAAAATAGGAATCTGAAAAAGTTGTATCATATGTTAAATATACATTTGAATATTTAGTTAATATTATATTATCAAATAGTAATTTATATAAAGTATAATTGGTTCTTTTAATATTAAATAAATTCTTTTGAATTTTTAAGATTTTATTATAGAATTCTTCTTTCTGTTGATAAATACCAACATAATTATTTGGATATTTATAAAAATTATAGTCATAATTATAAAATTTTTTATATAGATTTATATCTTTATTATATATATTGCCAAAATTAACAAAAGCAGTATCAAAATCATAATCTATAGGAGTTATCAATGATAAATTATTATCATTACTATTAACCATCAAATTTAATATATAATTCCACGACATGTCATTTCTCATCAAATAATTATTTATATTAGTATAATTATTATTTTCTTGATACATATACAAATAATCATTATAGTTATTATAACCTTTAATATTTTCTAATGTTGGATTAATATTAATCGCATTTAATCGTGTATATGATATTATACCATCTATATTATTTCGTTGTGTTTTACTTAATATAATACCAAATGCTTCTAAATATAAGATAAATCTAATCAATAATATATTAATATTGTATAGATCAGTTTTATCATAATAATAAATTAAATTTTCAAAGAATAATGAATTAGATGAATTATTATTTAGACTATTTATAGTATAACTATTAAAATCATACAAATTATATTCATAATAATAACGATCTATAAAACCAGAATATATTAATAACTGATAATTATTATAAAATGCATCATAAACAAATATTTTATTAATTTCACTAACCAAATTTAAAAACGATGATTTATTTTGTATAGAAATAATATTATCAACATATGAATTTAAATAATTTCTAGCAAAATCCAAATAACTATCAACTCTCACCTGTTTTAAATTATTAGAAATAACATTAATAATATATACATCATTATATGTATAATCATTTGTATAATAATCATATTTTGGATCAATACTGTACATATCATAAATTAACTTTTTAAGATCTGCTATAATTTGTGGATTTAATACATCACCAATTAAAAATGATATTTTATCAGTAATTATATTGTATTCTAATATGTAATTAGTTCTCAAATTCAAATTTTCATTTATGTATATTGGTAATTTCTGCAATATTAAATATAACATAAATAAATAAATAATAATCTTTTTTAAAGTTTTTTCAGTTATTAATTCTAGCTGAGTATCTATATTTAAATTATTAAAACCATATTTAACAATATTATCATAAATATAATAGGGTGAAAAATATTCTTCTAAGGTTAAAAATTTATTAACATAATCATTCAATTCATCAATATTATTTAAATCAGTAAAATAATCAAAAGCATTTAAATTATTAATTAAAACATTATTAAAAATAGGTCCTAAATTATCACTCATATAATTAAAAAAATATAGATAATCTGTATAATAATTAGTTGACATACTAGATATAAAATCAATAAAATATGCATTATTTATTGTAGATAATTTATCAGTAAAAAAATCTATATTCAATAAACTTAAAACTTGTTCATTTTGATAAATTTCTAAATTTTCTTCATATACTTTATCATTACTATTTTTATATATCTGATTATACATTTTAACATATTCATAAGTAGTATTATTTTTTATGAAATTAATACTTTCTAATACACTCGCTGTAGATATATTTTTGGCTAGTTTTGTAGCATAATTAGTCATATAATAATATAAAAATCTATTAATTTCTTTTTCACATACAGTAGAATAAGATATTTTATTGTTAATAAGATTATTTATATTAATTCTAATATCATAAACTGTATTATCAAAAGAAATATTATATTTGTAATACAAAACATTATAATAATTAATATTATTTTTTCCATAAAAATTAGCAACTAGTTCAAATATTTTATTAATTAAAGTAGCTTTATTTATAAGATTATAAAAATTACTATCATATAAATTTTGAATATCATTATAAGTATTTTTTATAAATGTAATACTAGTATTATAAAAATCATTTTTATTTATTTGATTAATTTCATTAAGATTTTTATTAATATCTGTTTCAATAATTAAATTAATTAAATTGTTATTTAAAACAAAAAATAAATAGATTATTAATTCATTAGTTAAACCTGATAATAAATTGTTTAAATTTTGATAAAATGCGATTGTTAGTACTTGGATATCAAAATTACTTTCAAATAAATTAATAAAAAAATTATTAAATTCATTTTTTATATATATTCTTTCAGTGCTTGTAATATATATTATATCATTAGTTTTTTGTTTATAATATTCTTTAGTTCCATTTACAAAATTATTTAAATAAACATCTTTTGATAATGTTATAAAATTTGTTAAATTAGGAGATATATCATTTGATATATAAAATATTTCAACTCTACTATAATCTAAAAATAGATTAGTAATATTTTTAGTTATATTAATAACTAATTTATTTAAAATATCAGTATAAATATAAAATCCGTATTTATCTATAACAAAATTTTTAAATTTTATATTATAGACTTTAACAGAATTTACTTTTTCAATATAATATTTTACATCAAGAAATAGACACTGTTCAATTAAAGATTTATAGAGAAAATAAACAATAATAATTTTATTATTTGTTATCAATCTTTTATATGTATTGAGTGTATTAGGTAGATAATTATATAAATTAATATTTGTATCATTTGTTGAATTGAATAAATCTGTGACATCTTTAAAATAACCTAAATATAAATTAAATAATTCAACTGAAATATAATAATTATTTAAATAACTAAAATTATCTAATATATACTTTAATACTGAATTATTTATTTCATCATAATAACTATAAATATTATTTATAGTTGCTATATTATTTATACCATTAAATAGAGTATAATAATAATTAAATCCATCAATTATATTATCTTTTTTAATAAAATCTTGATAACGTTTTACATCAAATGTTTTAATTAAATACAAATCATTAAAATTAGATACCAAGTTAAAATTTAAATATAAGTTGTAAATATTGTTAATTGTATCAATATTTAATTTATTTGTGTTATCAAAATAAGTCCCTAATGAATAAGCAGAATAATAACAATCTTTACCTATTTTATTATTTACAATTTCACTAGGTACGTTTACTATATTTATATTTAAAACTAAACTAAATACTTCATTAAGATTATAATTATTTTTATCAAAAAATACATTCAAAAAATTATTTATATAATCAATATCAAAAAATAATTCTTTATTACTTTGAATTTGTGTAATTAAATTATTAAAAATTAAATCATCATAATTATATTTTAATTTATTATAAATACTAGGATAAATATTATCAATATTTGAAGATACTTTTATAAATGATTTAATAAAATAAAAGTTAGTATAAATTAACAAATTTTCTGTATTACCATTATTAATTTTACTTGATGTTTCATCTTCATTTATTGAATTTATTTCATCGTATGAAATAAAATTATCTATTAATTCTAAATTATCAAAATTATCATCAGAAATTTCAAAATTTTGAAATTTAATATCAGAACTCTCTGCAATGACTTTATTATTAGTATATACTATCAAATAAAAAGTTAGATAGTTTCTTAATAAAATAAAGTCAGCTGATAATACAGAATCACTAAATGTATATAAAAATCTAATTAATAAATAAATACGATAAAATGGTGAATTTACAATAAATAAAAACTTATAAATGTATAAACTATCTGTTGATAATTTGGGTGTTTTATTATTAATAAATGTTATAAATGAACTTCCAAATAATTGATTATCAGCTTTCTGAAAAATTTGTATTAATATTGTAGAATCATTTGAAGTTCCGTCTCCATAAGATATTGCACTATTATTAAAAAAAAAGGTAAATAATGAATTAATATCTTCTAAAGCGATAGATTTTAAATAAAAATCATTATCTCTATAATAATTATCTACAATTTCAACAAACTTAAAACTGAATAAATTTATTGTTGATTTAATATCTTCAGTTGTATAATTATTAAGTCTTTTGTATATATTTGTATCATATAATTCATCATAAATATTAAATAATTTTAATATACTATCATAAATATTATCATAATACTTTTCTAGATTAATATTGGAAAATGAATAAACAGCAGTTGTTATATTAGTTGTTTGATTAAGATATAAATAACTTGTTAAAGGAAATATATTTAACGAATATGTATAAGAATTTAATATATTTTTATATTTTCCTAAATTATTATAAATATTAAATTTATCTGTATTTATATTATCTGATTCATTTCTTATTTTAGATGAATTATAATATATAGCACTTATAGGTTCTATAGAACCTAAAATCAAATTAATAAGAATAATAACAAAAAAATTGTATAAAAATATATTTTCCTTTAATAAAATTGTATTATCGGGGCTATTAAAAGTTATAGATGCTTTATTATTAAAAAAATAATTATTATAATCATAATTTGTAATAATACTGTAAAGTTCATTAAAAGTAATAAATTCATTTTTAGTTTGATTTAAAAAATTTAGAAAGATTGATGAATTAACACTAAAATTAAGTAATCCTGTTGTTGATAAATATAGTGAATTAATAGAAGTTATAATATTAGTATATAAATTTTTAAGAGCAATAACATTTTGTATTGTAGATATTTTTTTTGAATAAAAAAAAGAATTCATTTTACTTGTTTGATAAACATAATTTTCATAAAGAAATATTAGTGAACGATATGATGAATTATTAAATATTAATACATTTTTATTTACTAATATATCAAGAACATTTTTAAAGAATAAACTATTATTATCATTTTTAGAATAATAATTTTCAAGATTATAAAGAAAATTAGGATCTTTTACATTTGATAAAAATCTTAAAATATTTATTTCAGTTATACAGCCTAATTTTAAAAATAAACGAATATATGTAATTAAACTTTGATTATTTATCAAATTATCATTTGTAGCATGAATATGATTTTTTTCAATAGATATTAAAGATTCATTATAATCATAATTATCAATATTACCAAAATAAATATTTTTAGGATAATAGTATATAATTAATTGTGTATTTTTTGGTATTGTTGGTAAATAAATTATAGTATATGTATTAATTTTATTTGTTTTAAAACTTTTAATATATTCATCATAAGAAATAATAATATTTTTACTACTTTTTTTATCAGGTATAATTTGAATTTCTAAAAATTTTGATAAATTATTAATACTTTGATTAACAAAATCATTGTAAATACTAATATCTTCAGCTTTTATTTTGTAATATATATTTGAATCAAATATTTTAATATCTGTTTTTATATTCATTGAATAATTAGGAGCAATTAATAAATTATAAAAATTTTTATAAATAATCTTATTTTGAGTATATATTTTATATGATGTTATGTCATTCAAATCTATTCTTATATAATCTATTTTATCATAATCAATACAATCTATAATATTAAAAAGTAGTTGATCATTATTTAAACTATCCACATTAATATAATAAACAAAACTATAATATAAATATTCTAAATATATGTTATAATAATTATTAGTTGTATCTGTTTGAATATCTATTTTATTATTAAATTTAATTAAATTTAATATTGTATCTTTATTTTTAATAGTATTACTCGTCCAAATTGTTAAATAACTAATAGTATTAATATCATTAAAATAATTAATTTTAATTATTTCATAATTGTTAATTTCAGCCTTACTATATTTGTATTTTAATATATTATAATTGTCATAAAATGATAATATATCATAAGTTTTTGTATCTATTTGGTCTACATATGTTTTTAATATTTCTAAATAATTCTTATTATTATAACTTAATTTGATTAGAGTATTTGTTAATAAATCACCGCTTGGAGGTATTGAGAATGTTTGATAATTATTTAAATTATTAATATCTTTTGTATTAGTAAATTCTTTGTTGTATATTTGAACGGTAGTCATATAAAAATTTGAATATCTTCTATAAACTGCATTGAAAAATGATATATGAGGATCTTTATTTAAATATTCATATTCTGATCCAACTGATAATAACTGAATAAAACCACTTGGCATTCTTATTTTAATTATAATTAACTATTAAAATAATTATATATTTATACTAAAATATATAAAAAATAAAAAAATTAATAAGTATAAGCCAAACCGGCTATACCTCCAATAATTCTTAAAATATTATAATTAGTTCCAATAATTTCTAAATTTAATTGATTATCAAGAACAAAATCATTTATATTTTTTAATAAATTTACTTCTAAAGAAATTTTTGGGATTCTACTAAAATTACATGAACCAGATGGTTGAACTTCTAAAGGATTTAAAGAAAAAGAATAAACATTTGTTCCTAAAGATGGAACACTGTTATAATAACTAAATGGTTGTACATAATTAAAATATTCTGATGTATATGATGCTAAAGAAACACCATTTAATCTAAGTATAGAATAATTAATTGGATTAAAAAGTGATTTATTTTTATAAAAGAGTGTTGATAAATCTTTATCAACTTTATCATAATCAAATATATTATTTTCAAATTCATTATTTATATTTGTTATAACATCAAAATAATTAACTAAATCAAATTTATTAAAATTATTATATAATAAATTAAGATAATTAATATAGTTTTTATTATTAAAAGAATATATCAAAGGTAAATTAAGATAATATTTATCATACATTTTTTTATTAATAATATCAAAATAATTATAATTAGTAGTTAAGAACCAATATAAATCTTTACAACAATGAAAAAAGTTAATTTCAAATGAAGAAGTATTTTGAACTACATCTTTATAAGATACATATTGTTGTTGAGTTATTAAATATTCATGACCTGTTTGAGCAAATTTCTTTCTTTCTATAGCATCCAAATAAATATATTCAAGTAGTGTAGTTATTTCTAATTTATTTGTAAATATATTTTGTTCTTCTTCTAAAAACTTTTCAATGATTCTTGTATTTAAATTTTGATTTATTGTTCCATCTATATTTAAATAAAATAATTGTGATAATTTTTTTGTTTTAATTTTTAATTGTAAATCATTATATTGTAATGCTACTAGTGGAAATGATAAACCATAACTACTACTAAACCATAACGGAAGTGGTAAATATAATATTATATTTAATTTATTTTCAATTGATGGTGTAATTAAAGAATCTATATTTCCAATTAATTCATTATAAACATCTTTATTTTGATAAGCTAATTCACCATAAATATTATTATAATTATCACTTAATCTTGTAATTAAATTACTACCAATATAAATTTCTATACTTTCAAAAAGGTAAATTGCTATCTTATCAACCCAAGCTCCTTTAATACTGTAATTAATATTTACATAATTTTTAATTAAGTTATAAACTTGTATATTTATTTTTTCAATTGTATTTAAATTATCATTAACAGTAAATTTAAAACCTTCATAACTTAATTGTTTATAGTTATAATCAGCATATAAAAAAATTAATTCACCATCTATAATCGTATACATAGAAGCATTTTTATAATAATCTACATTATTTTTAAAGAAATTATTATTTGTTTCATTTTTTTTGTTTGAATAAATATAATCAATTATTGTGAAATAATAATTAAATTCATCAGTATTAAAATTATCTTGAATAATATTGTTATAATCTTTAATGTAAGTTATGTATGTTTTTGGATAATTTTCTAAAAAAAATAAATTACTATAATATCTTAATTTGTTTAGAAATTTAACTATATATTCAGAATAACTTATTAGAAGTAATATATCATCTTTATTATTA